TAAGTGCCTGCATAGCAAGATACTCTGTGCGTGTCATAACTCCTGTGTAACAGAAGTCAATGTCATCAAAAACAAGATCGAGAAGTGCATTGCGGCTTTCTTCGCCACGAGCCAGAGCTTTTAGAGTATTATACTCATTATAGTCCTTTTCATCCATCTGCCTTTTAATAGCTATCTTAGGAATATCACCAGTTGTTTTGGTAACAACCCTACGAGTTTTTAAAGGAGCCGATGCATTGTATTCAATGACATCTGCCATGACAGGATTACCACCCGATCCTGTAAGGGATTCCCATGTTAATTGAGTGGTATATTTCAGAGGGAAGAATTTTTGCCAGAAGAGTCTCTTTAGGAATTGTTCACGCCTAGCATTAATATAGGCTTCCATATTCACTTTGTTGAAGCTTTCGCTTAATATTGATCTTTCCATTATTTCTATTTTTTAAAAGTTAAACAAAGCGAATTAAAGGGAGTTTCTCCTTGAGCTTATCATCAATATGATAAGGCATACAATTCTGACGTACACGGCCACGAACCATAATGCCGCAACCAGTATTTTCCTTATCTTTCTTAACAGAGTTTGTTGCTATACCTATTGGATCATACTTAAAATTTGAATGACCAAGCCCGCTTGCCTGGACTAATATCCCGCTTGCAGCAATATCAGCGGCATCCCATGTACATGTGATAATATCTAATCCTGCTCCGGAAGCAGCAATAGCAGTAATTGCAATCCCTGACGATACACCGGAAGAAGATGTTGCTATATAATCACCTACTATAAATTCGTGGTTATTATAAACCACAAGAGCATCGGCATCTGTCGCAGCTGCATGTGCTACCATAGCAGTCTTTACGATATGATAAATACCATTATCATCCACTCCTAAGAGTGTACCCTCCTTGATCCCGCTGGATGATGTTGGAATATCATCTTTCTCAACCACGCCTCCACCGGGAATATCTTCAAGGATCTTTTCAACAGCCAATGTCCTTTCTGCATCTGTACTAGAACTTATATACATAATTATTATTTTTTAAAATTATTCTTCAGGGAACTTATCCTTCAGGTAATCTTCTATTGTCACTTTATCACCTGCTGGTCCGCCTCCCTCTGGCGGTACTGAAATAATAACCCCTCGCTCTGCTTCAAATTGTTTGGCTTCATTCCAATCAGTTTCAATACTAATAGCAAGTTGTTCGATTTTGTCCTCTGACTCAGGAACCAGATTACATTTTTTAAGATACCATGCCGGAATGTCTTTTAACTTTTCATGTGCCTTGACCTTTTCAGATAAGGCAGTTAAAGTCTTTTCCTGCTCTTGTTTTTCGATCTTCGATTTGAGCGCAGCTACTGAATCAGCCTGCTCTTTTTTAAAAGCAGTGAACCACGCTGGCTCATCCGGATCAGAATCATCGTCCTTCGTTTTTGACGGCCTGCCAACAGGTTTTTTTATTGGTGTGCCATCCTCATTAAGTCCGTGTTTTTCCTGAAAATTCTTTAAAGCTGTTTTTTGAGCTTCTGTTGCCCTGCGGTCGCCTTCGATTTGAAGTTGTGTTGCAGAGTACTTGAGTGTTTCTATGATCCCGTCTGTAATTACGGTCTCAATATCTTTTTCTTCTTTTATGGTTTTGCTGAATGTATCTGCAACCCCTGATAAAAATGATTCACTGATCCCATTTAATTTGGTTTTCAGGAATGCTAAAATCTTCTCTTTCATATAAAATATACATTAATCTGCAAATTTATATCTTATATGATTGATAATTAAATGAAAATACTTACTTTTGTTTAAGCTTAAACATAATATTATGAAAAAATTATTTGCCCTTTTATTCTTGATTGCGTTTTTTTCCTGTGAGAAAACAACGGATCCCATTCCTGATAAAAATGAAGTTCATCCGGTAAATTGCTATTCTGTGAATTTATTAATCAGTACTACTTCAGGTGAAATTCTCAATCAGGAAATTAATTTTATTTTTGTATATGAGCCGACCTCCATTAAGAAATGGAAAGCAATCGAAGGGATTAATGTAATAAAAGATACTGTGAATCATACTGCGAAAATTCAAATGATCCAATGTATCAGGCCGGATATAAAAATAAATTATAAATAAGAAAGGGTTTATATTTATCTGAAATTAAAATATTTACGATTTATTGTTCGTAAATCGGGCTTGACAGGATTTAATTTTGTTGCAATTATCTCAGGCGGTTCGTCAACTTGAATAACCCAATCGCCGGTTTTTCCCGGTAGTTTCTTTGCATGATGTCCTGATGGGAGTTGCCCTTTTTCGCAACGTCTTTTTATAGTCATAGCAGAGACTTTCTTCCCTTTAAAAAAGAATTTTTCTGCATATTCATTAATCGAATAAATCATTTCAGTATATTATTAATTATATTTTGATTATCTGCAATCCAAAATGGAAGTTGTTTATAGTTTGCGTATTTTTCATAGTTTTTCTTAACATACCTTTGAAAATTATCAGCATATGTTGTTATCTGTTTTGCTTTTAAAGGCATATCCCCTTTCAGATATTCGTTAAAGTCTTTTTTAGGCATTAAAACAGGAACTTGAGTACATAAGCATTGCGGATGCCAGCCTACCCAAAAAAAATCTTTCGGATAAATTCCCTGAACCTCATCACAAATATCATAAATCTTATGTTGTGCCGATAATGAAATCTTTTTTCCAATAACCATAGGCAGTTTTAACCATCTTTCATGATCTGCCAGAAGATACACCTGATTTGTATTCGTGCGAGCTACACGCATGGCATTCTTATAAGCACTATTATACTTACCTTGTCCCGGTGCGTTTGCTATCATTGCTTTTGAAGCAACTAATCGTCCCTTACTATCTCTGACTCTGCGAAATAATGCTTCAGGATCTTTGAGATATTGCCGTATCCGTCTTGAAATAACACTTGCACTATCCCCATTCATTAGCCCCAAACCAAGATGTATTTTTAACTCACCTCTTAATTGTGTGGCATATTCCCATATTGAATCAGAAAGCGTTTCTATACCATGTTTACCAGAGATAAATGCCTTAAGTGCTGAAATGTTAGGTACAAAATATGCTGCTTTCTGTGCTGTTTTAATCTTTGTGATAGTTTTTAAATAATCTTTAACTATCAAATCAGTTTTATCATTTGATAATCTCCATACTTTCTCAATCTCTAATTCTGTTAAATCCAAAGCATCTTTTTGGAAATTCTCAATTAGTATATCAATCTTTTTGTTTATTACATCATTGAATTGAAATGATCTGGTAAACTTTGCATTAGGATCATTCGCTAAACGAGCAAAGTCATCAGCAATCTTATTAAAGATTGGCCGGAACTTACGATCATAAGCAAGTTGGTGTCTTAAAAACTTATTGCGATATTCTAATGATATATCAGACATATCCTTCCTCTTTAAGTATCAAAGATACAGCATTTTTTATTTGTTCATCATGATCAATCCATAACATTGAGCTATTATAGTTATCTTCAAGCACGGGCAACATTCTTTCATATGTATCAGGAGTAAGTTGATTACAAGCTCTTATTATATCATCTAAGTTATGACACTGAATAATTCCATATTCATTAAAAAACTCACCTATATTCTTACATCCGTAATAAATTGGCACTGTTTGTGTTTGAAAACAATCAATTATCTTTTCCGTGAAATAATTCTTAATCGAGCAGTTCTCTATTGCTATATGGAACATTGATTCGAATAATGGTTCCTTTGAAACTCCCAGGACAAGACTGTTATTATAGTCAGCTTCTGACCATGGAACGAAATGATGCTTATAAACAGCATTGCCACTGAGATAAAACATTTTCGGAATAGTTATTCGATTCTGATTCCTCCATACTTCATGCCGTAATTCATAACCTTCCATCACGGGATTCTTTTTCCCTCCAACAATAAACGATACATTAAAGAGTTTACGTTCTGGAACATATCTCTTCACCCATGTATTGGTACAATGAAATAACCGTGCCTTTGGATTCTCTTGTAATATTTCATCATGAAACGTCAGTAAATGAGTATATAGATCAGTTCTTAATCTCATCAAATTGTAATAAGACCCTTTTAATGGTTCCTCTATAATAACTATTTTTATTGAACTTGGCGATACTGATTTAGGAGGTACACAATCAATATACACCTCTG